GTAGCAATGCCCTGCATTATTTTGAGTAGCATCGGATTGTAAATGAGTTTTTGTTTAATTTAACATGGGGGAGTACGGGTGGGGGTGGGGTAAAGTTTCCGGCGGATTCTCTAATTTACGGAACCCCCTCTCTAAAATTATAAAAATTTACATACGATTTACAAGTGTTCGATTTTTAGAAACGGGTAGTTTCGCGTAGTGGGTCAGTTTGAAAAATGACGCGCTACCGTAGTTTAATGTAGTCCAGTTTGTATGTTCATTTTATTGAATCAGTCCAGTTGTGTTGACCTGTGTAAGTTCTGTGGAGATTATGTAAGCGTTGGAGGTTAGCCATGTTACCAGCCGGAGAGAGTGTCGTGAACAAAAACAAGGATAAAAAGTTTGTCAGATGGGACGCATTTGATGCTCGTAAGAAGTACAAGATATACGACATGATGCGTCAAATAGGAGATAGGATTACGATCGTATTCCCCGGGGATACAAGAATTAGAAAAAACGGCATATCAAAGTCTGTTGGGGATTATTCTAAGAGTACAGGGAAGGTGATAGAGATTGTGTATTACTCGAAGTATTTAGTTGAGATCGAGTTTGCGGGGGTTGTTTGATGGGTGCCGATGGCGTTGGCGGCGGTCGCGGGTTAAAAGATATTGAGGTTCGTCCGGTTGATTTATTAGTGCAGGAGCGGATGCTGTCGGACCCACAGCGTATAGATAAGATATTCATGCACTTGGCGTCGGGCGGGACATTGACTGATTACTGTGAGTTAGTCGGGCAGCCGTATTCTGAGGTGATGATATGGATTAACGGCGATCAGACTCGTAAGTTGAAGTATGAAGAGGGGAAAAAAGCCAGACAGGAGTGGTTGTTTGAGCGCGTGCTGGAGGAGTATAAGTCTTTAAGTACGCTGAATTTAGCGAGTCTGTATGATGAAAACGGGGCGTTAAAGCCATCGGCTGAGTGGGGCAGGCTGGGCGCGTGCATCGCTGGTGTCGAATCGATGGAGGTAACCGAGACCGTTGATGGCGAGCGAGTCCCAGTCGGTACGATTAAAAAAGTGAAATTATATGACAAGACGAAAACCCTGGAAGCGATGGGCCGGTATTTGAAGATGTTTACCGATGTGCTGGAGATCAGGGGCGAGGTGTCGTTGAAGGCGGCCCTGGAAGATGCGGAGCGCAGGGTGGTCGAGGTTGCCGGACGTAATGTTGACTCAGGCGTGATCGAGCCGGAGAATGTATCTGAAGACGAGCAGGTGCCGATATAGCGAGGTAGCATGGGTTTGGAATACGACGAACGAATGTATGACGCGAGTATTCCAGACACGGCCACAGAAGAGCTGTTGGGATGTATCCATATATTATATAAGATGTCAGGCCACGTAGATAAGGTCCAGGCGTATAAGTTCGTAGATAAATTCCTGCTCAGCCCATGCGACGAATTAGACGGAATAATCCCGATGCAGTTGATAATAGATGGTGAAGGGATGGTTGTGTTAGAATTTCTGAGGGATGTGGAGTTAAGACAGATCGGTCCGAATTAGTTTCCACCAGAGGTGGGGCCGTCCTAGCCAAGAAAGAGAAGTGAGAAGTATTTATAGGATACCCGATATTGGTCGGGTGTCAATAGGTATTTATTCGCGGAGGTTTGATGGTGTCGGGTGGTCTGAATGGCGGTTAAAGGCGGTCAGTCGTACAGTGGTTCTGATGAACAGGCTTTGATGGCTCGGTTGTGGCGTAGAGATTTAAAAGACGACCCGTTGTCGTTTGTTATGTATGCGTATCCGTGGGGGCAGAAGGGAACGCCGCTCGCCGATGTAGCTGGGCCGAGAGGCTGGCAGCGAAAGGTTCTAGTCAAGATGCGCGACCACATAGCTGAGAACAAGCGTCGGGTGGCGCGTGGTGAGCATCCGATAGTGCTGCAGGTGGCGATTGGCTCGGGACGTGGTATCGGTAAATCTGCGCTGGTGAGTTGGATTATTAATTGGATGCAGAGTTGCGTGCTGGGCAGCACGACGATCGTAACAGCGAATACAGAAGCTCAGTTGAAAGATAAGACCTGGGGTGAGGTTGGTAAGTGGACCTCGATGCTGATTAACTCGCACTGGTTCGATAAAGCGGCCATGAGCGTGCGTCCGGCGCAGTGGTTTCAGGAAAAACTGCAGAATGAATTGAAAATTGACACTGGGTATTATTACGCACAGGCGCAGACATGGAGCGAAGAAAATCCTGATGCGTTTGCGGGTGCGCACAACATGAACGGATTATGTCTGATTATGGATGAGGCGTCAGGTATTCCGACTCCGATATGGACCGTATCAGAGGGGTTTTTCACAGAGCCGACCGTTTATAGGTTTTGGTTTGTGTTCTCGAATCCTCGGAGGAACACAGGTGCGTTTTTTGAATGTTTCCACAAGATGCGAGAATACTGGTGGCGGCTGAATATTGACGCGAGAACCGTTGAGGGAACTGATAAGACTGTCTACGAAAAGATTATAGCGAAGTATGGCGAAGACTCGGACGAAACCAGGATTGAGGTTAAGGGCGAGTTTCCAAGGCAGGGGGACAGCCAGTTCATAGGTCGAGATATTATCCAGGGGGCAATCGAACGAGAGTTGTTTGAGGATGAGTATGCAGGGCTGATTATGGGCGTAGACCCAGCGAGGTTTGGAACGGATAGCTCGACGATTTGTTTACGCAGAGGTAGGGACGCTCGGACCATTCCGATTATGTCGTTTAAAGGTAAAGATAATATGTGGATGGCGAATAAATGTGCTGAGTTGATCGAAAGATATAAGCCAGACGCCGTGTGCGTTGATGCCGGAAACGGGACTGGTATTATCGATAGGCTGAGAGAAATGGGGTATAAGGTGCACGAAGTATGGTTCGGAAGTAAGTCTGAAGATGAGGCGTATGCGAACAGGCGGACAGAGCTGTGGGGCCGGATTCGGGATTGGCTGAAAGAAGGGTGCATATCTGGCGGAGAGTTGGTTGATGATCTGGCTGGACCAGAGTACAGTTTTAATAACCGAGATCAGATAATTCTGGAGTCGAAAGAGAAGATGAAATCGCGCGGGTTGTCGTCGCCGGATTTTGCGGACGCACTGGCGTGTACGTTTGCGGTGAAAGTGGCTCGCAGGGATAATTCCCTGATGAAAACGCAGCGAAAGCAGAAGGTTGCGAAAGACCTAGACTACGGCATTTTGGGTTGACCTATAAATGTGGTAGTGTAAGAATTTAAGGGATATATTGTCTGAGAGAGTGAGATGACGGGAGGCCTGATGAGCGGCGGTTCTGCGTTATCTGCGATAAATCCAATGTTTGCGATTACTGGGGCGTCGGCTGTGGCCGGAAAGCCTGTTGTTGATTCTCTGGCTGCGATGACGATTGGCGGCGCGATGGGCGGGAAGCCACCTGAAGCTGCGAAAATCCCTGCGCCACCGACGATGGAAGATGCGTCGAAATCTGCTGAAATGATAACTCCGAAAACGATTGGTCGGTCTGGCACGTTTAGAACGATTGGCGGACGGCGAGGTATTGCGTCAAGTTTGTTGAACCTGTCTTCACCTAGCCTGATGGGTAAATAATGGAAAATAAAACTGGACAGGCTGGTAAGGTAGAGCAGGGCAAGTACGATAATATAGTAAAAAAAGTCGATGATCTGATGTCAGATCGTATAAATTTTGAAAATCAGTGGCAGGAGATTGCAGAAAGAATTGACCCTGCGTCGAGTGGTTTATTCCGTGGAGACCGAACAAAGGGTGCGAAAAATACTGAGTTGATGTTTGACTCTACGGCGTCGATTGCGCTGTCACGGTTTGGCGCGATTCTAGATAGTTTGCTGACTCCGAGAAACCAGACATGGCACAGGTTGTCGGCGTCGTCTCCGTATTTGATGAAGTCGAAAAACGTGAGGCTGTATTTTGAAGAGGTGAATAACCTGTTGTTCAGATATCGATACTCACCTGTGGCGAATTTCTCAGCTCAGAATCAGAAGGATTTCCTGTCGTTGGGCGCGTATGGAACATCGTGTTTATTTACCGACGAGCTGCGTGGCTCTGTTGGTTTAAGGTATAAAAACATACATTTGTCTGAGGTTTCGTTTTGTGAAAATCATCAGGGCGTTGTAGACGAGGCGTATCGTAAGTTTAAAATGACGAAAGCTCAGCTGTTGCAGCGGTTCAAGACTGTACCGGAAAAAGTACGAGAAGAGAAAAACGAACAGAGAGAGTATGACGTTATTCACGCGGTTTATCCAAGAAAACAGGGGTATGACCCCAACCGTTTAGATTTTCGCGGGATGAAGTACGTGTCGTGTTACATACTGTGCGATGGCGGATTTGAATTAGAAGAGGGCGGATACACGTCGTTCCCGTATTCGATTTCTAGGTACGATCAGTCGCCTATTGAAGTTTATGGAAGATCGCCAGCGATGATGGTTTTGCCGACAATTAAAGTATTGAATGAGCAGAAAAAAACAGTTTTAAAGCAGGGGCAGAGAACTGTAGACCCCGTGTTGTTGGTTGCGGATGACGGGATTGCCGATGGATTTTCGATGAGAGCTGGAGCTTTGAATATCGGCGGAGTTAATTCTGACGGTCGAGAGTTGGTAAAAGCGCTTCAGGTCGGGCGAGTAGATATCGGTCTTGATATGATGGAGCAGGAGCGTGCCGTTATTAAAGATGCGTTTTTGACGAGCGTATTTCAGATTCTGACAGAAAATCCACAGATGACTGCGACTGAAGTTTTAGAGAGAACTAAGGAAAAAGGGATGCTGCTCGCGCCCACGATTGGTCGGCAGCACACTGAAAAGCTCGGCCCTATGATTGAGCGAGAGATAGATATTCTAGCGAAACTCGGCGTATTGCCTGAGATGCCGCAGGAGTTGATTGAAGCCCAGGGTGAGTACCGGATTGAATACGATTCTCCGATTAGCAGAGCGCAGAGAGCTGAAGAGGCGTCTGGTTTAATGAGGACGGTCGAGAACGCGCTGCAGGTTGTGAACGTGACTCAGAATCCTGAGCCGCTGGATTATTTTAATTGGGATGTTATTATTCCAGAGGTTGCGTCGATTCAGGGAACTCCTGAGAGATGGATGCGATCTATGGAGCAGGTGCAGGGAATTAGACAGCAAAGAGTGCAGGCCCAGCAGGAACAACAAATGATTGACGCAGCCCCTAGTGTTGCGTCTATTATGAAGCAGACAGCTAAGAAATAATCGTCGGTTGAGGTTTGATGGATTTAATTCAAAAAGCTAAGGATTTCATTCGCGGTCGTCAGACGGCTTATATGCTGGTTTTTAAAAAAGACGATATCGCGGTCGATGCTGTGTTAAAGGATTTAGCGAAATTTTGTAAAGCGAATAAACCATGTTTCCATGAGGACGCAAGGATTCACGCCTGTTTCGAGGGGAGACGGGAAGTTTTCTTGCGTATCATGGAACATTTAAACCTTACCCCCGATGAATACTGGGATAAGTATGGAAAGGAAAAATAATGAGTGGAACTGAGACACCGAACGGAACTGGAACGAGCACGAACGAAACGCCAGTTGGGACTGCGGCTGCAAATACTGCTGGGATTCCTGCTCCTACAGATTGGCACACTGGTCTTTCTGATGATTTAAAGGGTTATGTATCTACGAAGGGATTTAAAGACCCAGCGTCAGTTGTGGACTCGTATAGAAACCTTGAGAAGCTGATTGGTGTTAAAGAGAAGCTGTTGCAGGTGCCTGACAATCTCGGTGATGAGAAGGCGATGGCAGACGTGTGGAAGCGTCTTGGGCGCCCAGAAAAACCAGAAGAGTATGGGATTAGGGCTGAAAACGAGAAATTAGCTAAGTGGTACACAGAGACTGCGCACAAGCTGGGGTTAAATAGAAATCAAGCAGAGGCTCTGTTTAAGTCGTTTGATGAGTACGCTAAAGTGGAGGCCACAGAGGTAGAGACGCAGCACAAGGCAAAAGCCGATCAGATGGTGAATGAGTTAAAGACTAAGTGGGGAGCCGCTTACGATCAGAATTTAACAGTGGCTCAATCGGCAGCGAAACAGTTTGGCATTACTTCGGAGCAAGTGGCTCAGCTGGAGTCAGTTATGGGATTTCAGCCCGTCATGGAGCTATTGAATAATATCGGCGCCAAAATTGGCGAGCCTGATTTTGTCGGCGGGACTGGAGCGAAAGGCTTTGGAACAAAGGTGTTGCCACCAGCTCAGGCCAAAGAAAAAATCAATCAGTTGATGCAGGATACTGAGTGGTTCAATCGCTATTATAACGGTGATGTTCAGGCTA